TCGGTGCTATCATAAGACTCTGACCATGTTGTTCCATCATACACAAAAACCTTGCCGCCAATACCACTACCCGCATACAGTTTGCCATCGTATACAGCTAGGGAAAAGATGTATCCTTCTGTGCTATCATAAGACTCTGACCATGTTGTTCCATCATACACAAAAACCTTGCCGCCAGTAGAACTACCCGCATACAGTTTGCCATCGTAGACAGCTAGGGAATAGATGTGTGTTTCTGTGCTATCATAGTCAGTATTCCAGCTCCCACTATCAACCGACGACAAAATCCGCACATACTCCGATGTTGACGCATTATCAGATAGATAGCACAAATCGTCGTCATACAACTGCTGAGCCTGTATAATGCCAATTTCTGAGTCTCCAGATGTTACGTTTGTTTGCAAATCAACAGCCTCGAATGTAAACGACTCGCGGAGCTGACGGGCCTCCGGTGCTATCGTTGCACCGTGAAAAAGATCAACAATAACTGATTTGCTAAATGGGCGGTTGGTTGTTTCTGCACGCAAAACAATTTTTTCGATCACAGGTGTGAGAGTGTACGTATTCGTTACGGTCTGCATAACGCTCATGTCGTTTGTGTAGGTAGCATCAGTTATTATCCCAGATATTCCGCCACCTCCCCCCGCAACGGTAACATAAGCCAGAGCACCTGTAGTCGTTCCCATGGTCCCGTTGATTACGATGTTTGTTAGGGTGCCTGAGCCCTCAGCGCCTTCAACCACGTTGGTGATTAGGTTGGTGTCAGTCCCAACGTAGAACCCACCAGAGAGCCTTAGCGGCTGTGTCATGGTGTCTGTGATGGTGTTGGTCTGTGTTGCGCCGCTCGATGCAGGCAGATAGATGGTCTGGCCCGAGTTGGTGGCGCCGCTGATTAGCACCGCGCCTGTGATCCCCTCTACGCTGGACACGCCTGCAACGGACACCTGTGCGACTAAGCTGGTCACGGCATTGGTGAAGGTCGTCTCAACCCAGTTGGTGAATGCCGGGTCCGTCTCGCTGTAGACGTAGAGCGGGGTGCCGGTGGCGACGATGCTGGTATCAATGGCGATCACGTTGTTGGTCATTATGAGGCCGTACCCTGCGTTGGTTACGGTGCCTGCGCCTAGCCCCAATACGATCGCGTCAGTGAAATCCCATACGCCGGATGCCGCGGTGTTCGTCCCCTCGATATACAGGCCGGGGAAGGCTACCCAATTCGCGTTTGAGGCGTTGAAATACCCTCCGTTGTTGATGTAGGTGTCATAGGTGACGTAGTTGGTGTACCACGCCGTATGCGTCTCGACGACGTTAGTGTAGAGGTACGTGTTGTTTGTGGTCCACCGTGCCTTTACGTTGATGTTGGTGATGTAGTTGGTCCCAAGGTAGACCGTCGTTTGCTGGTTGATGGTATAATTCAGATTGCTGGCAATATTCAGGTTGCCCGACAAGGTCATATCATGCCCGTTGAAGATCGTCCCGTTGACCGTGGTCGCGTTTAGCGTCCCAAAGTTGGCCGTGGTGCCCTGTGCGATGTTGAGATTGGTCAGGTTGTATCCAGCCGCGTTCATGTGGTTGGTGGCCGGGAAGCCGCTGCCTGTTCCGCCTGTGCCTGCAATCAGTACGCCGTTACGGGTTAGGTTGGTCCCATCGTCGGTGATGACGTTCGTTGTGCCACCAAGGGTCAGCCCACCGCTTACGCTCGCGCTTGGGGCTTCCAGCGGGATGCCAAAGCGCACGCGGAATCCGGAGAGCGCGGTGATCCTGAAATATCCGTTGGTGGCGTCCTCTGGAATCTCAATGTCGAGCTGAACAAGGCTGGTGGTCGGGCGGGTCACGGTATACACGCAATCGGTCCATGCCGGGGTGATGAGGCTTTGCGAGTATTCAACGAGAGGATCAAGCGCCTCGTCTTCGACAGCCACCACCACGCGCAGAATGTTGCTCCCCGCGTAGGTCTCGCTGATGGTCGTGCCCAGCGAGCCGGAGTTAGCCAGCACGGACATTACGTTCGACCCATTGCACCGGAGATACCAAAGTGGGCCTTCCGCGCCGATGGTGTAGGACCCATTCAGCGAGATCGTGTTTCCGTTCATCGCGAATCCGTGCGGGTAGGAGCGAGGCGGCTCGGTAAGCGCGTCGGTGTTCCACACTCGGACGCCACCAGGGGTCACTCCGTCGCCGACGCGCAGGTCGTGCATATCGCCAGCGTTGATAACAATGGAGTTGAGTTCCAACACCGTCTCGGTGAGTTCAGCGGGGGTGGCTGCGGTGGCGAGCAGGTTGGATAGGACGCCGATCACTTGCGCGTGGGCGGATGCCGCGAGGAGGATCAACAGTGCGGATATGATACGGGTCATGTTATTCTCCTCCCATCACGGGCGGCATGTTGTAATCACGCCAGGAATCCAGATTGATATAGTTCAGATTGGTGTAGATAGTGTTTCCCATTGCGGCAATGGCCGTTTCGATCTGCGGGGCAAGTACGCCGATATTTGGGCCTCCGCCCGAGCTATGAAACGTCGAATAGAGCACCGTGTTCGTTCCGATCACAACAAAGGTTGGTTGCCCCGAATCACCAACAATGACTGCGGCTGAATAAGGGCTGTCCGCCGTCCTGCCGATGGCGGCAATGTCGCGTCCCATCATGCCGCCTGTCGTATCGGCCTCGGTGATGCGGGCGGAGCAGGCCCACTTTGCAAAGGTTTTGGGGTCGTTGCTCTCTACCGCCTTGAGGTGGATTGAGCGGATTCCTATACCGCCGTCCATGTTGAGCGCCCCAAGAAACCGCCCGTTGTCGGATGCCTGCATGAGCTGCGCGGGGGTGATGGTTGCAGGTAGCGCAGAGGCCAGCAGGCCGATTCGGCAATCCGTGCCGGGGATGGTCCGGCTGTCCGTCATCGCTCGCCAATACAGGCCGTTGGTCCCGTCCACAAACAGCACCGATGCCCCGTTGGTGATTGGATAATGAGCCGCAAAGGCGATATGCTGCCGGGTGATGGCCACTCCGCCCTTTTCCGGTTGATTGCCTTCCGTGTTGTAGGGCGATGCACACGTCAAATCTACCCCAGCACACCAAAGGTTCGTGTTGCGGGTCCATGTCGTGGGCCAGCCGTCCTCATAGAGGTCCATTGTGCGATTGCTCACACTTGCGCGAGCCTGCAAGGACGTGTTGATGTAGGCCCGTAGCGAGCCGGGCACGTCGCCCTGGTATTTATTGTAGGTGTACCAGTTGCTCACGGCGTAGGTCAGGCTGGTGGATCTGGCGAATCCGTTAAGCGTGGCGGTGATCTCTGCCACGGCGCCCGCTTCAAGGTCTTCGTCAAATATCACGGCGTCATAATCCGCAACCTGCTCCTCGCCCCACAGGTAATTTGTCACGGTCACGGTGGCAATCGTGCAGTTGCTAAGCGCCGCATATTCCACGGCCCCCGTGAACGTACTCATGCGCAGAATAGACGGCTCCAGCAGTTGCCCTGCCGCCGTATCCACCACCACGCTGGACACGTACACGCTGTTGACGGCGTTGGTATCGCCCTCGCTGATTACCGTGTAAGGATACGGGCGCATGGACAGGGTGAACCAGTCCGGGTTGTACCAGCCGCCGGAGCAGCGGATGTCGGTCAAGCGGGTGGTTTCCAATGATTGGACTCTTTGCGTAACCACGCCGATTTCTTCCAGGGCCACCGGGTCCTGTTCAATCAATATGCCGCTCGATGTTGTGGGCGGCTTGTAGCTATACGGATCTCCTGGAAGAATCGTTGCATCTGACCAATCCGAAAGAGCACACACACTCAGCACAAGGAAGGACACCAGCATAAGGATTGTTTGTTTCACAAGGTCACCTGAACACGTTGGGGGTTATTTGCTGGACGCAGCTTGTTGACCACATAGGTCCGCTCAAGTTCTTCTTCGGCCATTGCCCTAAACTTTGCCGACTTTGCCGGATCGTCGTTCAGGAGCGCACAGGCATAATACACGGCATAAATCGACAAGAAGTAGGGGAAGGGGAGGGGCGACCAGACTTCGCTTCCGTCGTTATCGAGCAGGGCTTGGCAGCATTCTCCGTTTTCATCAGGGAAATAGCGTATGTCACCGAGGGCATAGGTTTCTGTCGCGGAGAACTCTTCTGCCGTAAAGGTGGGCGGGAGCATCATGTATTGCACCCACACTTGATTCTGCTGGCAGGCACGCACCCACGCACCGCGCCAATCATGGTTTATGGTGTAGCTCTTGGCATTCTCCGGCCCTGGATCATCTGCATAGACTCCCAGCACTTGGCTGAAGGGCCAGTAGCCCGGCATGGACCATGGCAAGTAATGATCCAGGCACTCTACCAGTGTCCAATCACTGGAATTTTCCGATGGGCGCTTCCCGGTGTTCACGGTGAGTGATTCGTAATAGGCATCGGCCACGGTATCGTATATCTCTGTGCCAATCGGATATTGTTCGGACGTGCTCCAGGCAGGTCGGAATGGGCGAAGCTCAACCCGAATGAACTCTGGCCACTCGGCATGTTCATAGCCGGTCATCACGCCACGGCTCAACGCTCCCGCCATGCGTTCCTTCTGAACAGCACTATAGGTGACGTCATCCGGATCCCCAAGCCACTCGCGCCCGACTTGCCTCAACATTTCCTTGAAAACTACGGTCCTCATGCCTCACCTCCAGAAAATACAGGGTTGGTCCCAAAGCGACCCGTAACGGCGTTCTGCTGCTGCGAGTTGATGAATGTCAAATTTTTGAACCAGTTCATGATGATCGCATTAGCGGCGGGGCTGATGGGCGTGAACATTTCTGGTTGAGAGGTGCGCTTGCTTATTTCCTGCTGGATCACTTGCATCCGCAACTGCGCATTGACACCACTTTCGCGCAACGGCGGCTCTATTCCGTTGAGCATTTGCCCAAACTCAGCAAGCGCCTCGCGCTTCTCGCGCTCATCGGCCACTTCCACATCCTCCACCGACTCATCGCACCAGTTGGCATCCAACGAATGCAGGATGCGCTGCGCAATCACGTACTGCTTGATCGTCGATTGGCTATCCATGGGGATGATCAAATCTTTTGCAACTTTGGCTTTCGCCGTCACATATTCAATGTCCATGTCGCGCACGTCATAGGATATTTCGATGTCATACACACCTTTGATTTCTTCGACACTTCCGGAAATGGATATTCCGTTCGCGCCGGTGATTCGCTTGATTTCTTCATCGTCCATGTACTGCATACAATTCTGAATCACCATCTTCCAAACATCGGCCATCGACTCCAGGAAGTTGTCTACCCGAGATTGACGCGCCATAATGACAAGCGCCGGGTCAATTCGGTTGTCCCCTCCACGCTTAAAGCGGTCGGCAACGGTTCCCTGAACGTTGTTGATATGCTCATCTGCCGAACGCGGATAATCCGGGCCCTTCAAATATTCCGGCGGAGTGCGGCCCGTGACTTCTAGCTGTCCATGTGGGGCTATCTGATAGCGATATTTAGGCGCACCTTTCGAGGCCAGAAGCGGGGGGTTAATGGTTTTCTGAACATGGTCTTCGTAGGAATCGCTGATAAGTTTCAGCGAGTTTTGCTGGGTGCCTGCAAGCGATGCCACGGAACGGGAATCAAGGGCGTTCTCGCTCAAATGCTCACGCATGAAATCCACAAAGGGCAACATGCCATGTTTGTCGCGGATCAACTCAGCCTTGCGGGCGCATTTGGTGCAGAATGAGGAAAATGGGATGCGGTAAATCCCTGGGATGCCGTCTGAATTGGTGGAATACTTCCACAAATAAATCACTTCATACAACCCCTTCAGCGCATTGGTGCTGTCGGTATAGTCTTGGCATAGTGAACTTTTTCCCACCGCGCCCTGCTCTTCGAGATTATCTCCGACCAGCTCTTTCACAAATTCAGAATCCCATTCTTCCGTGCTCGCACGTTCAAGCACTTCGGCCTTGGTGTAGTACTTGGTCACATAGATGCGCGAACGCTGGATTTCTTTCACATTGGAAGGAACAAAGACATTCACATTGAAACGAAGCGCCTCAATGCGCGGCTCGTTGAAGCGCCAATAAGGAACAGGGAAAGCGGCCTCGCCTTCTGAATAAAACGACCGAACGATAGTGGAAAGACGCGACTCTTTGAGCTGCGGATGAATCAGGCGGATAAGCTCTTTCAAGTCTTCTTCACGTTCCGGATTCTCGACCACATCAAACACGTCCTCAAGAACCTCTTCGTTCTGCAATGCCTCTCCGAGACGCTCAGAAAGCAGCGTAATCAAATCATAAGCTGCAATGCGCTCGTAGCGAATCGCGCGCTCACGATACCAATACACATGCATCAGGCACCCTGCCGGGCTGTCGCCCTCCATGTAATTCCCAGCAATTTCAATCTGACGCCGGTAATTTCTGCCCCACACATTCTTCCGGATGTATTGAATCAGCGTGGCAATTTTTCGCGCTTTAACCGCATCATCTCGCTCACGCCCTTTTATCAGTGGCACGGCCCGCGTAGCCGCCGTGACATACTCCACCACATGCTCATCAATGATGGTGTCCACGAGCGGAATACGGCAATCACTCGCGCCTTCAAAAGGTTCTGGGTCTTTGCCAAGAACCGCTTTGCGCTTGCGTCCGTCCGGGCTTTGCCCCTCCCAGGTGCAGCGGCGAATATCCTGCATATTCCCGAACAGATCAAAGTCCTCATCCAACCTATTTTTAATGTCCTTTAGGTCGGCGCGGATCTCCTCAAGCTGTTCTTCTGTTAAATCATAATCAAATCCATCACCACGCGCCGAATGAATGTCCAGCTTTAATGCCATCACAACACCCTGGTTAATTTGCCATTGACGAATGCATATCTCTCGGTGACGCGACCGAACCGGTTACGAAGCTGCCCGCGTCCATCACCTGTGCCGCCAACCATGCATTTTCTCTCATATCCAACCCGTATTTCAGGATGCCAGCGCTCGCAATCTCGCAGAAACTCCGGCTCCTTAAACACATCGTCGCAACCATACTTCGCACGGCCAACGGCAAGCGCATTAAAGAACAGCTTCGGATTGATCGAATGCGTCTTGACCATCCCGTTCTTCTCGCGCGAAACGCGTCCGGCATTGGCCTGGCGCTGAACACGCAACTCACGTTTAATTTCGGGTGGTGTCATAGCCAGGTCTCCATCATCTAAAAGGAAAGGAATGCAGGCTGTGAGCCGTGTTGGAGGCACTTGAGGATTTCATCACGCCTGCATTCCTGTGTGTGGTGGTTGTGTGTTTTCTTGCTTCGACTCCGTTACTGCGCGAACGGAATAATATTGAGGTACAACGATCCAACACCGCTCGCGTTGGAGGCTGTGGCCTCTTCACTGTTCGGCGTGAACGTCAAAACCACATTCGTCGTGCCCGTGTAAACCACGCGCCCAAGCGAAAGCGTCACGTTACTCGCCGTACCGCTATTCCACACGGTATTCCCAACCTTCAGACGCACTTCCGTTCCATCGCTGGCAAGTTCCGTGCTGGTCAGAAACCGATCAACATCAGAAGCGTCGCCAACCGTAAGCGCCAAGCTGCCGGTATAGTTGGTGTTTGCCGTGTCAAACGCCGTATTCAGCTTGAACAGCGAAACCGAAACTGCCGTATTCGCCCCAATCGGTACGTTGAACGAATCCGCCGTGTTGGTGGTCGTCTCGTCAAAGTCCTCATAAGTGAACTTGACCAAGTGCGTCGCACCATAAAGGGCAGAATCTTCCAATCCGAGCCGAATAGGCGTCAAGCCAAACGATACAATCGCGGAGCCCAACAACGTAACAATCCCGAAGAGCACATATTTTTCAAACTTCTTCATAATAATTCCCTCGCTTTACCTTTCGTTATTCCAAGGCGGCTCCCGGCCTTATCCGGGAGCCGCTGTTTCACAACTTACGCACTGATTTTGAATCGCAGGTTGCCGGCTGGCATTCCGCAAATCAGCATAAGAATCGCCTCATAGAACCCGCGCTCGCCGCCGCCCAGGTTGGGAAGAGGTTTGTGGCGGATGTCCAGGTTGAAGGCAACGCTCAGGCTGTCCATATTCAGCACCAGCCCGGAACGATCCGAATAGTCGGTCTTTGCACCGGTATCCGCATCGCACAGCAAACGATGCACCACATGCGCACGCACGCGGGCTGCATCGAACTGGAAGAAGTCAATCTGCGCGAGATACGCCTTATCGCTCGCATTCGTCATGTACCGTTTCAGCGGGACATACGTTGAAGTGGCGTCCGGGTCATGCTCGCCCCAGCCGCTCATGTGCGTCTTCAGGCGAAGGCCGCAATACATATCCAGCACCAGATCATCCTCACGCTGAATCCCCGCCGCCAGAAGCATATCTCTGAATCCTTCAGGAGTAAGAGCCGCCAACGTGCTTTCATACGAACAGGCCGTGCCGACGCGGTACGCATCGCCAATCGGATATTCGCTGTTCAGGCTGGCCGCACTCGGTTCCATCCAGCGGAACGCGCCGCGAAGCGTGTTCTTGGTGGTGGTTCCGTTCTCACGGGCGCAATCCAGATCCGAAAGAAGAGCCATGTTAATGGCTGATTTCAGACGTTCAAGCGCCTTGGCCTTCTGGAACGTCAGCTCATCTTTCACGCCGTGCGTTTCGGTCACTTCGGCTTCGGTCGTCAACTTGTAGGACGCCACAAACTTCTGTGCCACGGATTTCAGGCGGTCACGCCCCTGATACTGGTAATCATCATTGCTGATGTCCAGTCCTTCGGCGCGGCCACGGAATCCCTGTTGTTCAATATCCATCACCGGCCAGCTCTGCTCAAGCCCAACGGGCTTCTTCGAGCGTTTGAGCATGCTCAGGAACGGATATTTATAAGCCGTCGGGCTCATAACCGTCATTGCGGTCCAGGCGTCAACTTTATTCGGTTGAATCGTTTCGGTTAAAGGTCCTTGTGCCATGGTAAAATCTCCTTATCCAAGGCCGGATTCCACAAGCGATTCTGTTGTCATGTCGCTATGCATAAATTTCCGGCCATTAAAACCTCTGCTGGTTTCTGAACTTCCGGGTTCTGCTGCGCGGGCGACTGCCGCTTTCGTTGACTCCGTGGGCGTATTTGGAACAGGCTTCTTGTCCGAGAGGTTTTCTTTCACCTTCGACCGTTTGGCGCGGATCGCTTTAGCCAGATTCAAATCGGCCATAAGCGAATCAGAGGTGTCGTAACCAGAAACCAGTTTGTTCCAGGTTTCAATGTCCGATGCCATCTTGCGTTGAAGCACCGCATACCGATCATTAGCCTGCTGAACCGTCCCAAGACGAAGGTCAACCTTCGATAACCGGGAACGAACAGCCGACGCCGACATGCTTTTATCCGGGTGTGTATCATCATCATACCCGTCAATGTGCTCCATCAACCACGTCTTTTCCTGTTCAATCGAATCAGCATTCTTGAAAAGCTGCTGATCCTCTTTGGTCAAATACGAAGAATGCAATGGAACACGACTATTCGCCTGCTCGCGCAGGCTCTCCACTTCAGCAGAAGAGGCCCTGGCCGCCTGCAAGTCCGATTCAACCGCCGCCAAACGCTCTTGAAGCTCTTTTGTTTTTCGAACTTCCTTACCTACGCGCTTGTCAAAAGCCGCCTGCATCTCAGGCGTGAACTTATCGGCCTTATCGTCCTTTTCAGCCTTCTCGGCTTCTTCCTCCTGCTCGTGTTCTTCGGCTGCCTTCAGGTCTGTATCCGAGATTTCATCATCAGAATCAACAGCCTCCGGCTTCTCATCGCCGGGAACAGCACTCAATGCTTCTTCATCCACGTCATCATCTTCGAGCAATGCCACCGCATCCGCATCCAACAGCGCATCCGGGTTCACTTCTTCCGCGCTCATTTCAGGCTGCGCTTCGCCGTTTTGTATCCGCATGGTTTTAACCTCCACGAAAGGCATCCCCGTTTCTTTCTCATTCCCCGAAACGTAAAAGGGGCGCTGGAATTTCTTCCAACGCCCCAATAAAAACACTTGTCAACACGCTAATTCAACAAACACCAAAACACCGCGCCGATTTGCGCCGATTTGCGCCGATTTGCGTCAAACTTCGCATCGAATTAGGTTTCGCCATCCGACTGAAACTTCTCCGCATTCTCGAACAAAAGCATCACCTGGGCTCGAAACTCTCTCAGCTCACACGCCCGGACCATGGCATACGCCTTCCCATCGCGCCCCTCGCAACCGCCGCCCTCCACCAACGCGCAATCCTCCATCGCAAACAAAAGCTCATTGATACCCTTCCATAGCGGGTTACGCTCACCCCCGCGAAAGCACTCCATCAACTCAGCCTCATTCATCTTTGCCCGCTCAATCCGAACAACCCGAACGCCTTCACTCTTCTTCATCCACGCCATCATACCGTCCTCCCTTCAAACTCATTCTTCAACGCCACCACCTCAACACGCGCATAATACGGGTGCCCAACACCATTTCCAAACTCGTCATAATCCATGTACTGCTTATGCAGCCGACCATCATCCACCAGCTTATACAACGCCTCGCGGCTAATTCCCATAAGCCCCATCACCACATTCTTCCTCAACAACACCGGCAACTCTCCTCCATTCATGAACCATTTCCTTTCTGTGTTTCACGCCATTCGCTATTCCCGATTCAATACACACCTCCACCCGCATACCCACCCAAACACTTCGGATCGGAATACTCCAACCCGAGCAGACCGAACATCCGCAAACAATCCACCGGATCCTTCGTTGAGCCCTTCTGCCCATCCGCACCCGTCCAAACATGCATCGCAAAAATCAGATTGATGCAATCCTCACTGATAAACAGAGTCGGCTGATTATTGATGTCCACCACGCCCTCCGGATTATAACTCAGCAGATCATTGATAATCCGGCAACCCGAACTGATGCTCTCCTTCCCACCACTCACACTCTCAAAATACGTCAGCCCAATCTCATCGAACTTATCAAACAGCGTGATATGTTCGCCCGTATTGAAATCCTTCAACGCATTCCCGAAACGAGCATCCAGAAAACGCTGGAACACCTTCATCACCGCATCACCATTTTCATCCCACTTACCAACCGACGCATCATCCGCCCCATCATCATAAACCTTCCAGCCCTCCACACGTGCAAACTCCTTCTTGTACTGCGCCAAACCCCAACCCAAATCATTCTGTCCCGCACCCTTTCTTCCGTCCACCGTCTTATTGTCCCCGCTCGAATGCGCCCAGGGCTCCATCACCCCAACCCCCGGAACCCAATCCACCTGATTCGGCCACTCCCTCAGCACATACACCTTCCCATTCGACGCAATCCCAATCCACAACGCAAAGAAATTCCTGCCACCACACGGGTCCACAATCTGATAAATCGTCAAATCCGATAGCGGGGGAAGATCAGACCGACGTACCACATGCGCCTTCTCGCTAAACAACGGAAACGCCACGCTCTGCATACGCTCCGTGTAACCATAAAACCGCTCCTTGATCGTCTCTACACTCTTCCCGCGACACTTCGCCGCCACCTCTGCCGCATTCGCATAAGGATTATCCGACGAAAAGAAATGAACAATCGCCTTATACGATTCCGCACAACGCATCACCCTCGGAACACGTTCGTAACTCACCCCCTCAGAAACCTTCTCCTCCGCAACCCCATCATGCCCATCCAGCCACGCATCACAATCCTCGCCACCAAGCGCCAAATCCAACCGTTGAGGAGCCTTGTTCTTCGGACACAAAAACGCAGGGCTATCCTTGACCGACCTCGCCCCATGCCTGAACAACTGAACCATGCTCGTATACCCATCCACCGGTGTGAACGTATGAATCATCCGCGCATCCCGCTCAGAAACACGATACTCCAGCGTTTCAGCAACCTCAGCCGGAATACGTTCATCATTCCAACACCCAATACAAGGCGACCGATCCTTCACCCCAAGATTCCCACCCTCGATCTTCATGCTGTACGTCTTGAACGAACAGCGATTATTCCCCGGCATAATGAAACTTTCCTTCGTGAACCCATTCTTATCCGTCCACGAAATATACGTCGTGCGCGTAATCACATCCTTCTCGCGCAACTCAATCGGCATGAACCCGTGCAACTTACTCTGCTGATTCTCAATGCTCATGTTCATGTTCTCAGAGAAACACCACATATTCACCTGCTGATACTGCCTCAAACAGATCATGCACCGGCTCGCCCCATACGTCGTCTTCCCCGACCGCTGACCACCATTGATCAACAACACCTTCACCGGCTCATCAAACCCAAGCACCGCCCGCATCTTCGGCCCATACCCAACAAACCCCTTCGCATCCAAAATAAAATCCAACCCAAGCAGCGCATCACACACCCGCCAAATGCTCGGCTCAAAACCATACATCAGCGGATTTTCCTCCGCCTTCCGAATGCGCTCCAAACGAGCCGCCTCCAGCTCAAGCCACGCATCCTTCTGCGAAACCCCAAACTTCGCCGCATACGCCAACGCCATCTCAAGCGAAGGAACCTTCCAAACTGGATGCTCAACCAAAACACTCATAATCACTCCTCAAATCAGAACGGCAAATCATCCTGTGCCTGCTCTTCACGCTGTACCTGCGCCACCGGTTCGGGCCTCGCCTCTTCCCTGCGCTCTTCTCTCGGCGTCGGCTTCCAAGTATCCACCTTCACGCTGTGCGTTCTATGCTCCGTCGCCTCCCGCAGTGGCCACGCGACAAGGTTAATCGTCTTGTGTACCACCCCTTGCCGGTCGGTCCACTCGGAGATATGCGCAGCGTTCTCCTTGGCGCGTAAGAACGCCTTCAACTCACCCAGGTCGATCTGGATTTTGAATCCGGTCTGGCCTGTTTTGGTTTCGATCACCTTCCCGCTGCCCACATACACGGGCTTTGCTGTGTCTTGCTCGTTCATCCGATTTGCTCCTTTGTTCATATCGCTCCTCGAAATGGCTACATGGCCCTAACTGGCGTTGGGTGCGAGTGAGATGATGAGTGAAAATAGCGAATCTGCACCCATGTTCCCACTATCGCCAGACTCGTTAAACAAATGCCACTTTCGATCCTGCCACCCAATTTTCCCGCCAAGTGTAACTTCGCGCTCAATCTCAAGGCAACCATCCTTTAAGCAGCAAACCAGATTCGTCGAGTCTACGGCGCGCCGCGTCTTGTTGAGGCGATGTAAATCTTCTCGCTGATCATAAATCTTTTCAGTCATTTCATACTCCTTCTGAGTCGCCGAGACTCACAATGTCGTTGGGCTAATCCCGCATAAGTTCAGTGAGACAGTTTAGTTTGTCTGCACATTCTACGAATCCCTGACGGCGACCTTTTTGTATCGCGTTTGGAATTTTAGCTTCATCCGCCCCGTCTTGGCAGTCCGGTTCGGTCGCTTGTTGTTTCAGTGTTTCGATGAACTCTCTTAGCACACAGTTTTTCATTTCATTCTCCCTTCAAGCCCAACCAGAAAATTGAGCATATTGTGTAAACGTCCTGTTTTGAATCTGAGCCACAGGGCACAAAGGCTCATTTTAGTCGTTAGCCTGCTCAATGATTTTTATGATTTGATCGAGGTCTTTTGTCATCTGACGGTAATCCTCTTGATACGTTCGGCGGGGTTCGTCTTCCCACCAATCACGCAAGGCTCGTAAATCCTCGCAGTGATCGCGCAAGCTTTCAGCCAAGCCCAGCGGCAGGCTAACCAGCCCATCGAGGCTGCGGGGTGCTCCGGTCGTTTTATCTTTGTCGCTCATAATTCACCTTTCGTTTTGTTCCGAGCCTCATCGGTGTCGTTCGGAAACATCTCAAAAATATCCACCACGGCTTGCTGAGCCACTATATTCGCTTTGTCTTTATACTTGCCATCGCACGGGGCATTTAAAGCACCGGATCGAATTGCCCACCATACATCATTCTGCGCTTGGCCAATTAGGTGCTTCATTTTCGGATCCGCCTTAAACATCGCGAGGCGTTTCTTTGCCAGTCGTTCTTTTTCCTTGAATGATTTTAGACGAACAGCTTTCTTCTCTTCGGTGTAAGGGTTGTATTCCTTGCTCATTTAGCCTTCCTTTCGTTCGTCGATAAGGTTGCACTTTGGGCAGTAGCAAAGGACCCTGCCCATTTCGCTCATGCCGTAACGATTAGGCGGGAAGGTAAATTCTGAACCGCAAGCAGGACAAAGCTGTTTAGAGGAACGCGCCTTCGGCAGCCGCGCATCGCCACCCTTTGCCTCCCACTTATCGCAGTTCGCTTTCCACGCCTGACGCGTGCTTCCCGTTCCATTGCACTCGAATGTTCTTCTGTGGTACGACGGGATTAGGAAATGTGTGCACGTCGCGCATGTTCTCGTTTCCGGGTTCATAGGGCACCAAGCCTCATGCTTCACACACGCGGCTCGCGTTGCGTAAGGCGCACCATGCTGACAATAAGCACAAGTATATGATTCCGTTGGCATTACTTCCTCTCCCCGGACGCCACCGCATCCCGCCATGCCTCAATCGGGATACGAACATAATCCCCGTCACGAATTGCCGACTTGCGAAGCGCCTGCATACGCCCTGAATCTCCGACGCCTGCTCCACGCATCGCCCTACGTTCCGACTCTGCCACGCGACGCTCCCTACGCCGAGCCGTCCCTTCGCGGGTGCGTAGAAAATCTGCCACCGCAACCACGTCATCCGTTTTCATTTTAATGCCCTTCATCATGCCTCCTTCGCCTCGGCGGTGGTGGTCGCAACGAACGACGCAAGGCGCAGCTTGCGTTCGTTCATGGAGAGAATGTTGTTCGCCGTTTTAACCATAGGCTCAGAAAGGCGGGATTGATCCGTTTTGTAGGTGATGACAATGGCCCTTCCAAACGTCCTTCTGCCATTCGTCAACATTCGGCTTGCTTCCTTCACGCGCTCATCAGGCGTCGCAGCTTTCACCGTTCCATCCATCAGCGAAACAAGAAGAATGGAATGGTCACGCTCCAGCATGTTCTTCCACTTCGAATAAACCGTTTCAAAGCGATTGCTGAATCGCTCCGCCTGAATGACCTCCGCAATTTCATCACGCGAAATAATGGCGCCCTCCTCTGGAACGCCATACTTTTTCGTAAGCAAATCCACATCAATCTTCGTAGGCACTCCTCGAAACATCTGTTGCTGATCATTGCTCATCGTAAAACTCCTTTCCGTTTGCTCCTCGCGTTCGGACTATCCTACACGCGCCTCGTTCCTTGCCTTGCTCTTGCCTTGCCCAGCCCCGCCATGCCTCGCCCGGCCGCGCCTGGTCTCGCCGCGCCGCGCCATGCCACGCCTCGCCCTGCCGCGCCGGGTCAATCCTAGTTCCTCGCCTTGCCGGGCCTTGCCCGGCCTGGCCCATCCCAGCCGAGCCTTGTTCCTAGCCCTTCAATTCCTCCAGCGACGCCGAAAATCGCCCATACTGCCCAGGTGCAGAAGGCGATCCAGGACGCCAATCCATCAGCCCGCAATAAAATCCAGCGTGCGTAAGGATGTTTTGCAACACGTCCGTTTTCAGGATTTCATCAAACACCGTGATTGTTCCCGAAGCGCTCCACTCATCGAATCTCGGGCGGACACGCACATTCTTAGAGGTTCCAATTCTGGCTCGCTTGGCAAACAATTCAAACCCAAGGTTCTTCGCAACCTGCTCATGCACCTCAAAGTCGCTCTCTTCAAGCAATGCCTCAATCGGTGCCCAGGGAATCTCCGCGCCAGAAACAAGCAACGGCCAGCCTATTTCATTCACCGTGATTCCACTTTGCGTCTGGCTCTTCAACGACCCGCGCCCGGTAGGGGCAGGGCATTTCTTCCCGCCATCGCGCAGCATCGTCATCAGGTTGTCAGCATCAATAACCAGGCGCTTCCCGTCGTGATAGCAATACGTCACCCACGTAAATGCTGGCGATCTATCATCACCCGCAACCGATATTTTCTTGTTCGCAGGATTCTTGATCCACGACCGAACCATCTCGCAGCCCTTGATATTGTCCCGATGCATCAACAACGGGGATTCTCCACACAGCACCACTTTGTATTTTCTCGTTTTCACACCACACGTATCCTTTCCGTTTCCGTTTCTGTTTCTGTTACCTTCGCCTCATGGCTCTCTTTCCAGAGCTTCCTCTTAAACGCCTTTGCCTCGCGTACCGCCTCCATCGCATCGCGCGAATTTCCGACCACCTGAATCACCACGTAGCCCGGATCTTCCCCGCGTGAAAAGGCCAACTGATTCTTCTCCACCATCGAACCAATCGTCTCGTAATGCAGACCGCCCAGTTTTGGACACCACAACACCGCCCATTTTTCACTAATATTCATGCCAACCTCCTATGCGTACTCACCAAAATGATCATCCGAATCCAACTGCTCGGGCTCTAACCCAAGCTTCCCCTGCATCACCTTCGGCACGTTCGACTTTTTAACCGACACCACCTCCCCCTCATCCGGGATGTCCGCGTTCAAATCGCCTGGAGGAGATCCAAACGGGTAGCCCTCTCCCGTTTCCATGTCGTATGTCCAATCCGCCACCTCAAACCGGAAATAGGGTGCGTGCTGCCATACAGCAATCGCATCCTGCGCGCCGTCCTGGCTTTTTTGCACATCAATCCAGCTTCCACGCAGATTCTTCCCGTGAAGCTCCTTGTTCTTGTCCTTGTAAACAATCATCACCACATTCGCGTCCTGCTCAAGCGCCCCGCTCTCACGCAAATCATCCAGCCGTGGGTACCGATTCTCTTTCATGGGGGATCGAGACAATTGCGCCAGTAAAAACACTGGAAGTTTCAACTCAATGCTCAACGCCTTCAAACTCCCGCTCACATGCTCCACCACCGCACGCTGATTCCAGCTCGCAATATCATCGCCACCCTTCACCAGAGTCGCATGATCCACAAACAGCGCCTGCAAACCATGCCTGCACTTCAGCATGCGCCCCCAAGAACAAATCGACCGAATGTCCCGCAGCCGATCTGTGATATGAATTGGACGCCTACCAATCACCTCCGCCGCCTCACGGCACTTCGCAAGCTGCAACTTGCCAGCATACCCCAAGCTCAACTTGCTCAGGCTCACCCCCGCCTCACGGCAAATAGCCCGGCGCAACATACGCTCCCGCGTCATATCCAGCGTCGCCAAACCCACCGTCCCGTGAATGATTGCCACATTGTGCATGATCTGGTCAGCAAGCGTCGTCTTCCCCTCACTCGGCCTCCCGCCGATGATGTAGAGCCCAGGCTTCGCACCACACACAATTTCATCCAGTTGTTCGATCCCAAGGCTCAACCCATCCAGCACGCGCTCCTTGCCTGCAAGGCGGTCCTCGTGAAGCTGCTCCCACAACGCAACCTCACCCAACATCGTTTCAAGATTGCCCTTCTCCGCCTGCCGAACATCAATCATCCCGGAAAACAACTCACCCGCACCCATAATCGCCGTGGTCGGATCATCCGCATCACGAATCTGCTTCTGAAGCTCCAGCGCCTTGCGAACACCCTCACGCTTCAAATAAAACTTCCTCAGCTCGCAAACGTAAAACTCCGCATGAAGCGAAGTCGGGCAACTATCCATGCACTCATACACATAAACCTGAACATCCTCATCAAACGCAGAACCATCCCCAAGCTTCAAAATGTCCGTCGAAACCGTCGTCACATCCACCGGCTCATTCAGCTCAAACCGCTTCATCGCCGCATCATAAATCTGACGGTGACGCGACTCATGCCACCAATCACCAACCAAACCCCTGGCAATCATCTCAGGAATCACCCGCAACGGTTCATCCAGCATCGCCCCCAGCAACGCCCGCTCCACATCCTCCGAGTAAAACATTCCCTTCTCGCCGCTCACTTCGCACCTCCCGACAACACCGCCCGGCGCTTCTTCGGGTCCATCGCTCGCTTCTCAAGCCCATTGTCCTGATCGCCAGAGGGAACACCCCCATTCTTTTTTTGGAAATTCGGGTTCCGGCCACGGAGAAACTTGGGCAACTCCTTCATCGGCGTAACAAACCCAGAAAACGACGAACCGCACCACGCAATCGAAAACGCCGAAATCGCCTCATCCACGTCACACTTCGGATTTTCAGCCAGGGCCGTGCGGATCACATCCGCAATCGCATAATCGTCAATGTCCCGGCATTGCTCATGAGCATCCCGAAAAGCAGAAATCCACCCGGCGAAGGCCGACGCCGACGCGCAATCTCCATCTACTCCATCTTGTCTATCTACTCTATCTAGTCTATCGGTTTCGTCTGGGTTATGCTTGGGTTTCGTCTGGGTTACCCGTGGGTTATCCGTGGGTATCCCATGGGTATCCCGTGGGTTATCTCTGGGTATCCCATGGGTATCCCGTGGGTTATCTCTGGGTATCCCATGGGTATCCAGTGGGTTATGCTTGGGTTTTGCTTGGGTTTTGCGAGGTCTTCCTCCAGATTTGCCATTCTCTTTCGCTGCAATTAATCCGCTGTTATGCTCAGCCCAATCATGAACCAATAGGTTTCCAGACTCATCTTCGTCAATAAACCCAGCCTGTTTCATCGAATCCAGAAGCCCTGTTTTGCCCTTCCAACGGCAAATCGCCCGAAGCTTCACATCCGCCATTTCTGACGCTTTAAACCCCCACCGGCCCGAAACCTGGCAGTGCTCCCAAAGACGCAGCGGACATATCGTCCCCAACTCATCACCATCCAAAAGCTCAACCAGCATCCGCGTCTTCCAATGCTCAAAATATCCAGGTTGAAGAATCATGCCTCACCTCCATTCACGAAATCATCACTCAACTTGCCCCGGCGCATCGGCTCACGACACGCCAGACGGAATAGGGGAGAAGACTCCCCAAATGGCCTCAAAGGAATACGCTGCTGAATAACGAACTTCCGATTATTGCGCACCCTCACCATCGCCCGTGCGCCGTCATCAAACCGAACTTGTAGAAGCTTGGTCCTTCTCAAAAAGATTCTGCACACAATGCCATGCCTCACGCCGCCAGCACCACCAGACGTATCCTTCGCACACGGCGTGTTCTCCACCTCGTCAGTCATAACTCCGCCCAAAGCGCCGCAAGCCGCCAGAAGCGCTTTAAACCCTTCCTCCGAATAGAAGATGCCCTTTCCGGGCTTCATCATAAAATCCTTGCCAGACTCCAACCCTTCGCGCCTGAACTTCTTTGCCACATCACGCGAAAGGCCAAGCCTCGAAGAGACATCAGCCTCAGCCCATACAAACACATCATTCCTTGCCATCACTCACACTCCTTCCCGTTATCTTCATCAACAAACTCCGCATCCACCGCGCCTTTTTTTTGTGCCTCAGAAAGCATCCGCTCATAAACCTCCTCGCTTGGCTTTAACTCCTCATGCTTATCCCACTCGTGAATCTGCGTCGCCTGACCAGAAAGCAACTGACTGTTCTGAACCGACACCCCAACCATGACCGCGAGATCCTTTGTGCCCATCAACTCAGGGCAGTGCTGCACGCGCCTGATAAGCTCCTCCGTGCCGATCAACGCCAGATTCCGCAGCTTCTTCCCAACCACCTCCTTCATCGCGTCCAGGTTCTGCTCCATCATCTTCTGTGTAATCAGCGAAACAATATTCCGGCTCACCTTGAGCTGCCGCGCAATCTCACGCTGACTCAACCCAGCCAGCACCCACAACTGAATCAACTTCCCCTCCGCGGGCTTCCTCTCAAGAAACTGCTCCGCCGTATGCACCCCGCCCTTTTTTTCATAATCCAAAATGAGCGCCTCTTCCGCATCCTCCGAGAAAAGCACCATCTGTGTCTTATCGCTCATGCCGCCCCCCATTTCGCCACCCGCCCTTTTTTCGAGACAAAATTCAACCCGCCCTTTTTTCGCGGAAAATCCAAAAACGAACAAACCGGCCCGAACCATGCCGACAGCCCGAAAACACCATCAGAC